AAACCTCTCTATGGCGGGTTCTCGGGTACTGCAGAAGAGAAAACATACTATGCTTGGTTTAAGAAAAGATATAAAGGTATTGTAGCTTGGCAAACTAGCACAGAGGATACTGCCATAGCTACTAAACTTGTAACATTACCTAGCGGTAGACAATATTACTTTGAAAATATACTGAGAGATGTTAAGGGAGGCTCTAACTATTTTACACAGGTAAGGAATTATCCTGTTCAAGGTTTTGCTACAGGCGATATAGTTCCTGTAGCTTGTATAGATGTATATAATGCATTGAAACATTTAAAAACAAGATTAATAAATACTGTACACGACTCAGTTATTATTGATGCACACCCAGAGGAGGTGACTAATGTACTAGAACTATTAACAAAGACTTGTGGTAATATTGTCGAGTCTATAAACAAAAGATACAATATAAATTTCAATGTTCCTCTTGACTTTGAAATAAAAATGGGGTCTAATTGGTTAGACCTAAAACAAATATAGGAGTATATATATATGACTGATAAAACAATCTTCGGAGACATGACCGAAGAACAAATAAGACAAGAAGCAGGTATGAGTGCAAAGACTACGCCTTCATACATTGTGAATTTAAGAACCACCTCTAATCATAAAGATAGAAATAATGAAGATAAAATTACCCAACACTTAGGTAGTTATAATATATGGGATAAGGACACAGAACAATTTGTCTATGCCCCGACTGTTTCATTTAGACCTTTTATGAAAAGACAACAGTACATGACTTGGGATGTAAAAGAAAATAATTTTGCTAATGAATCCATACTTGTTGCCTATGGTGAAGAAGCCTTTGATACTAAAGGTACTACTAAGTGTGGTTATGTTACTGCAAAAAACAGAAACGACCTTACTCCCGACCAAAAAGAAACAGCAAAGAATACAAAGTTCTATAGGATAATGTACGGGTTACTTGATATGAAAGGTGAATCTTCTAAGGGAGATAAAATAACTCTATCTCAGTACCCTGTCCAAATAAAGTATGCAGGTGGTAACGCTGTAGTTATGAGTACCTTAGATTCCTTACTACAAAATAAAGGGATACTATGGTCTAATAAAGTATCGCTATCTACAGAAGAGAAGACTATGGGTGGAAATACTTACTACAATATTTTATTGGGTAAGATAACCTCCGTAGATGTTCCTTCTAACTTACTAGAAGATAGTGACGATGGTAGAGCCTACCAATTATTTAAGAATGATATAGATGCAAAGAATACTTCTGTAATGGAAAAATATCACACTTCTTTAAAAGGTATTAAAGATGACAAGGAAGCTGTATCTAGAGTTCAATCTGCTTGAGCGAAGATATATTAAATAAACTTAAAGACTTTTTGGTACAGGCGGAAGGCTCGTCTGTGCCGATGAGTGAGGAATTAATCGAGCAGTTTGGTGAAGATTGTAAGGCTGCAATGCGTAAGCAGTTTAAACAAAAGAGAGAGAGTAAATTTAGAGTAAGAATGTCAGGTATTGGCAAACCTCTTTGTCAATTACAAATGGAAAAGTCAGGGGCAAAGAAAGAACCCATGCCCTATAATGGTAAAGTTAGATTTATATTAGGTGATATGATTGAAGCATTTACTGTATTAATTTTAAAAGCTTCGGGTACTGTTATTGATAGCGAACAAAAACAAGTATCTAGAAAAAACAAATACTTCCCTGATAGTGGCCTCACAGGTACTTATGATGTTGAGATTGATGGGAAGATTTATGATATAAAATCTGCTAGTGATTGGGCATTTAAGAATAAATTCTCTATGGGATTTGGTGCTGTTGTAGATAAGGATGTGTTTGGATATCTCTCTCAAGGCTATTTGTATGCAGATACAGAGAAGAAAAAGTTTGGTGGTTGGATTGTAGTTAATAAATCTACAGGTGAGATATGTATTGTTGCACCACCAGAAGATGATGCGGACTATAAACGAATAGGATTGCAGGTAGCAGAAGAAAACATAGAAGCATTGATGAAGGACCAACCATTTAAAAGATGCTTCACAGATGTAGAAGAAACCTATAGAAGTAAATTAACAGGTAACAGAAGACTAGATAGTGTCTGTGGCTTTTGTTCTTTCAAACAAACTTGTTGGGAAGGGAAAATACAACACTTACCACAGCAAGTCTTTGATGATAATGGTAACCATCGTTCTAAGAGTCCTAAATATTTTTATTATACATACCTAGCTAACGAAGATGGAAATAGAGGAAACAAATGACCAAGAAAAAAAAGACCAATTCAGAAGAGGGTATAGTAATACTAATTAAACCCCACACTAAAGGTAAATTTGCAGTAGGTATTACTACTAATTATATCGCCGATACCCCCGAAAAAGAAATGTGTAAGTTAGTAGCATTAGGTGCTGCACAACTTATGTTAGAAGACCCCGACCCCTTTTATGAAAGAGGCATTGAGATATCTGCACAAACAGATAACATGGATGCCATTAAATCAGAGGAGTTTGTAAGTAAGGATGATGAATCAAATATACTAGACTTAACTAAGTACCTTGATAAATCAAAACTAAACTAAGACTTAATGAATGACCGCCAACAGAAATGTATAAGGTGGTTTAAGAAAAAATATCCCAATTGTGTTATTGACAATAATGTAACTGTTGATATTATATTTGTAATAAATAAACCAAAGAACCCACAAGCACCCTATGTTAATAGCACTAGATACTATGAGAAAGAAAATAGTTCTACCTACTGCTCATGTTGTGATGAAACTACTTGTGAATATAATAATTATTATCTTGTTATCTTGGAGGAAAGATTAATAGCTAGTTTGTTAGACAACATAATTAATAGATACTACTAAATAGGAGTACACAACATGACTGATACTAACTTTAATACAGCAAAAGAAACAAAGACACTAAAGAAATTTGACTTAGACTTGCAGTACGGACAGATGCGTGAACAAAAAGTCCACGATATGTTCTTTAATAAAAAGTTTGAGATTAAATCGGAGAGGGATTGGTGGCAGAAGACAGGTAACATTGCCATTGAGGTAGAGTGTTATGATAAACCGAGTGGTATATCAGTAACGGAAGCAGATTTTTGGATGCATATTTTAACTGATGGTGAAAAAGAATATTGTAAATTAATATTTAAAGTAGCAACAATTAAAAAATTAGCACACAAGTATAGGAATAAGTCTGTCTATGGCGGAGACCATAGGAAATCAAAGTTTGTTTTAGTACCTTTAAAACAACTGTTTACATTAGATAATATTAGATTGGAGGAAAAACCACATGAAGACTGAGGATATATTGAAGACTGCCTCGAAGTTAGTTTCGGGAGACAGGGCAAAAGCTTATGGAGATAAGAAAAAACTCCATGATAAGATAGCTAAACTATGGTCTGCGTATACTGATTATAACATCAATGCAGAACAAGTAGCTATAATGATGGCTATGTTAAAGATAGCTAGAACAACGACAGGAACAAGTGCTGACAGTTATATAGATGCTGCAGCTTATATCTCTATAGGAGGAGAAATCAATGGCCAATAAACAAGCTGAACCAAAAGAAAAAAACTATGTTATTACAGAGGCACAAAGAAATAGTGTCTTGCAATACTTAGCTAACAGACCTTTTATTGAGGTGTCTAGACATATAAATACATTAGGTAATCTAACAGAAATCAATGACAACATTGCACCAGACTTCATCAAAAAGTAAAGACTTTGTACTTTATAGATGTTGTGTATTTTATAACCAAAAAGATGGTCAGTTTTATTGGGATGAGGATACCTTGAATACCAGAGAATTGATAAAGGTTTTTACAGAGAAGTACGGAGTACCTGTGGAGAAACATTCTAAAATAAAAAGATTAAATATAGCGTTGCCTCATGTGTTGAAAGCATTAGTAGTACATTTGAAAAATGAATTTAAACACTCCTACAATTCTAGTAGAAAGTTATTAGATAATTTAATTACTTAACGCTCTCATCTGAGAACTAAGACTGTCTGCTCTATTAGGAGTTTGTCTCGCCCATCTTGAGTCGAGCATGGCATCTGCTGCACCATTCATGTCTTTACTTTTTAAACATGAAATCATGGTAACAAACTTCGATACACCTGCACTACCCATTTGATAAATCATTTCACACAAAATACATTTAGCTTTAATGTTTATATCTAACTCATGAGTATCACAAAACTTATCTGCTAGAGACCAAGCCTTATCAAAGTCTTTATCAAAGAGTTTATCCCAACCTTCTTTTGTGGTAGGTATCTCTTCATTAGGTAGAATTTTATGACCATAGCCACCTGTATCAAAACCTAATGTGTCCTTATAAACATCTAATCTATATCCTTCATGCTGTTTAATCTGCTCTTTTAAATTTTTTTTATGTAGGTCTGCTGACATATCTACTCCTTATTTTTTAAATAGTTTAGCTGCACCTTGTGCGCCCTTTATACCAAAACTTGCACTTATAGCAATGTATAATAAGTTGTGATAGTACGATGGTAAATCTTGTAAGGCGACAAAGCCTTTATGTATATGTTCTTGCCAAGGTGTGAATACTAATACGGCAGGTAAAAGTAGGACTACTAAACTCACCTCATCTTTCCACGACCCTTTCATTTGGTCTACTGCAGATGCTTCCCAAGCAACCTTACCTGCTATTTGGTCTTCTTTTAACTTAGTCTTAGCTTTAATTTCTGTAACAGCTAACTCTGCTTTAGCTTTCTTTGTCTCTACAAATCCTGTAACAGCACTTCCTGCTACTGATAGTAAAGGTTTAATTAGTAATGATAACATATATTCTCCTTATAAATCATTCCTTAAATTTAATACTTCTGGTGATTCTAATATTGTTGCGGGGTCTATTCCCTCTACCCTACCTCCAAATATCATTGCTTTCTTTTGCATCTCAACAATAATCTTTGCAGACTTTTTATCAAACTGATTCATAGTAATCTCACCTGATGCTAATTGTTTGCCTAGCTTTTTTAATTTCATGTCTAGTGCTTTTATTTCTTTATTTAACTCAAGAGATTTTGTAGCTGTTAGAGTATCTAATGATTTGTTCGATACCTTAAATCCAAATGCATTTAGTATAGCCATCCATTCAGGTTCATCCTCTCTATAAGGGGATATATTACCATCTCTAGTTGCTCTATTTATTCTTTGTGTAGAGTAAGAACCCGGTATGAAAGGGAAGTTAGGTATAAGTTTAGTACCTATTTTTTTACCTATCTCTGCAAGATTAGAAGTAGGTTCAAATCTTTTTGTAAATAAGTCAAAACCTATCATACTAAAGAATACATCACCACCTATGCCTACACTTGGCTGTAAAGGTGCAGGTAACATAGGAACTATTCTATCTCCCATATCTAATATATCTCCGCCAGGAAAGAACCTTTGGATATTAATATATCTAGACTGTCCTTCTTTAGATTGTATAGGTAGTTTAATTTCTTTATTAGGTAAGAAAGGCATACCAAGTAATGTACCTGAAGAATATTTAGGTAGCATTTGCTTTTCTTTTTCAGCTTCTCCACCACCCATCTCAGCACCTAGTGTACTTAGTCCATATCCTAACGCCGCATACTTAGCAAATTTCCAAGGTCTCACTACTGCAGTCTCTGCTAGTAATGGTACAATTCTATAACTAAAGGCTAAGAAAGGAGTTACTGAATGTCTCATTGCATTTATAACAGGTGCATCAATATCATAATCTATAAAATTCTTACGGGCAAACATAGCTGCATCACTAGCACTATCTCCCATTTTTAATCTATGTTGAAATGCATTTAATCTAAATATATGGTCCTCAACTCTATACCAATTTTGCAATGTACCTGTTACTTTGTTTTTTTTAACAGCCTGATATACTCTAGCTGCAATGTCTACAGAATTTGACCACTCTGTTTTTTTTGCGTCATATCTATAAGCATTTTTAATTGCTGCAAAATCAAATGTCTTTAATTCCCTAGCTATAAAGTCAGCGTCAAATACACCAAACTTTTGTGCTAAGTATACTGTCTCTGATTTGTAAGGGTCTTTGCTATTATGTTTAGCTAACATTTTAAATGAATCTATAAGACCACCCTGACCTTTAGTTCCAAAAAATAAAGGAACGTCATTAAAATCAGAGAAAAATACATTACCAAATACATTATTAACATGGACTGTAGGATTCCATGCGGTCTTAGAAACTTTCCAAATACCATTTAACTGCCTATATTTTTGGAAGAGTCTATTACTACCCGCTTCTCTGTACTTATTAGCAGTTAATAAATTCCTATATACTTCTTCTAACACATACTTACCAGATAAGTTTCCATACTTTTTAACTTTTGTATCGGCGATACCTGTGTCAGGCATTTTATAATAGCCTTTTTTATTCATAGCTTCTTCTGATAAACCTTCAAACTTTTTATCTAATTTATATTTACCATCACCGCCCTTAACATATGCACCGAGAGAGGGTGTTTTATATATGTCGTCATAGAATTTAAATTGAGATAGTGTACTAGCCATATAAGAACCTGTTAGTTCTATACCTGCTGCAGCATCCTCAATCTCTCCTTTAGCTAATCTCTCAGCTTTAGTATATTCCCATCTGATAACTTTATATTTAACTTTGTCTTCTATTACCTCATCAAATACTTCCCAACCTCTATGTTTGACTAGGTTATCTTCACCTATACCGCCCCTTACCATAATGGGTTTACCATTTTCATGGAAGGCCTTTACATTTTTATAATTTTTATTAAAGTCTTCTTCTGTTACTTTTAGAACTTGTCCTCTAGGTTTTAAATCATCACCTATCTTAGGTGCTTGTTTGTCGTTACCATATATTCTTCTTAAATAAGAGTTACCATTTCTTTGGAATGTTTTTAAATCCATAAGGCCATAATCAACATACATCTGACCATACTCATTAATAGTTTTCCTAGCCTCTTTGGATAACATCATAATTTTTTTAGAATCTACTTTAGTTATCTCTTCTCCCTCAAGTATGTTATAAAGAATTTTTCTTTCATCCATATTTAAAAGTTTAGCTTTCTGTACAAGGTCATGGAATTGAGCAGCTATATGCCCACCCATTCCTTGAGCCTGTTGTCGTAATGCTACAAACTCTCTTGGTAAATTATATTTATCTGTAATACCCCTACCCATCCATTCAGTAATGGGCATTGTAAATGTAGCACCTTTATCAGAATCTACTCCTGTCTTTCTAGTTATATCTATTTTAGATAGTGCCTTAAATCCTCCAAGTCCTAACACAGCTCCTGTCATTGCCCTGCCTAATCTTGAACTAAAAGGATTTTCTATACTAACCATAGGTAATTCATCCTCTACATTAAATCCTAATAGACCACCTGCAGTTACAGATGCCCCTTGTCCTGTTGCCATTTTTTCAAATGTAGGTCTTCCTATTTTTTCTTGATATGGTTTTGCAACATACTTAGTAAAGAAAGATTGCACAGGTTTTATGTACATACCCTTATTAGGAAAGTTTTTTTGTTTCTCTATAAACTCTTTTTTATTTTGTTCATCAATTTGTGCTTTTGTCTTACCTGTTTTTCTTAACAAGTCCTGCTCTTCTACTGTTTTTAATACATCAGAAGAGGGGTCTCCTATTTTACTGTCAGGTCTATAGGTAGCTACCCTTTCATCTTTTTCAGTTTTAAATATTGCCTTATCACCTTTTCTTGTGCCTCCAACATAGTCTTCACCTTCTGTAACTTTTGGTGCTGATGATAGTTTTACTTTCTTAATACTTTTATCTAGTAGTGCTTTCTTTGTATTGACGTGTTTAAGATTAAATACAGTACCTAGAAAACCTTCTGGGTCAGGCTGACCTATAGGAGTAATAGTTTTCTTACTACCTGTTACTTTTATTCCTAAGTTTCTTAATCCACCTATGGCAGGTGCTATAACACCACCACCTACTGCTCCAAATAAAGCCTGTTCACCTCTCGTAATTTTTCCTTCTCCAATAATACTATCCATGTCCTCATCAACATAACCTGCAGAACCTGCAACAGCCCCAGAGACCATGCCATACTTACCCATAGTGTATAATGTTTTTGCTTTACCGAATGGTAATAACCAAGAAGCAGGGTCAAGAATAGCACCTGCAAAATAAGCAGCCTTAACTGCTCCACCGCCTTCGCCTTGCATAGACTTGACTAGTTGTTGTTGTTCTTTACGCATGGTTTGTTTATCAAAACCTAAGCCTGTAATTTGACTAGCACCTCTAGCCGTATCTAATATTCCTAATTTAAAAGCCTGTCCTATACTTACCTTTGAAGCATAGTCCTCATCGTCTACATAGTTATAATCAGATACTTCTTTCTCTTTTCTTTTAAGTGAATCTATACTACCTAACTTATCAGTAGTTATGTTATATATTTTTCTACCACTATCAAAAAAAACTTTGTCTCTTATTTCTCTTGCTTTTTCTGGATTGGTTTCTAGGAGTTTTTTATATTTTTCTCCTGCCATTATCCTTCATAGGCCTCTGCTGCTTTGTCCATTTTGTCTATCATTTCTAGCACTCCAAGATACTTAAAAGTACCGCCATATGTTCTATCTAGATATTTTTGCTTGAGTATATCTTCAATAACCATGTCTGGTGATATCCCTGATAACTCAGAAATAGTATTTACATTTTGTATAACTTCTTGGGAGGATAATCCTCGAATATTATTTCCATCTCTTACACCTTCTGGAAATATTAAGTTACCTACTTCATTAATTTTTTGAGAAGATAAGTACATATTTGTACCATCTACTTTAAATTTATTAGATTTCAAATAATCTGCAAATCCTTTCTCTGCGTCATTTTTTAATTTTTGATACTCTATACCATACTCACCTGCTAGTAAGTAAGGTATTTCTCCTTTACCAGATGATATACTTTCAAAGCCACCCTCTATAGGTGAAGGGTCTCTTAGAGTACCTCCTCCTACTGAATCAATAATATCTTTCTCTCTATTATCAAACCCTGCTCTAACACCACTAGTCATTCTTTCTGCTAGTGTAAGTTTACCTGTTGACTCTCCTATATTATTTGTTCTAACAAGATTACCCCTTACCTTAGCGTCTGCTACATCTGCATCGTAACTAGCTTGTACATCAAATTCACTAATTCTTTCTTTTTCCTCATCAGATTTTGAGTCAAAGTCAGCCTTTAATGAGGACATTTCTGTATTAAATGAAGATTCTGTTAGGCCACTTAAAGCTGCTAGGTCAGTAATAGGTTTTACTTTAAATAGGTACTTTCCAAATGCACCCCCGCCTACTCTATCAGAAATTGTTTGTGCTGTTTTATATTCCTCAGTTAGTTTACCTATAGTTTCAGCAACTTCTTTTCTTGCAATTTTTAAATTCTCAAGACCTTCTTGACCTACTTCTTCTGCCTTATCATAGATACTAATACCTTCTTTGACAGCACCTTTTATAAAGCTAGGTGATTTAATAATATCCATTATTCCCATTATTCTTTCTCCTCTTCTTTAGACATCAAGCCTTTAGGTTTTTTCTTTATTGCTTTCTTTGCAGCATCTAAATCTTTTTCAGATGGTTGATAACCTCTAGCATTAAGTAACTTCTGTACTGTCTCTTCTGTCTCATTCTTTTTAGGCTTATTTAATTTAATTTGTTCTACACCTGCAGCTTTACCAATAGCAAATATCATCTTATTAACTATCGGCGATATTAATAGACCTGAATCTATTGAGTAAGCACCCTCTACAAAACCTGCAAAGACTATTACTCTAGTAACAGATTCTACGGAAACTCCTGCTTCTAATAATACTAATACTCTTTTTAAAGTATCTAATTCATTTAATTTTTTCCAGACGAACATTGTAGAATCATTAACATCAGAAAATCTAGGAGGATTCTCCCATGAATAATTCTTAGGTGTGTCTGTTAATGATTGCCCTGCAACAGGAGCATCAAAAGGATTTCTCTCTACCATAACTTATTCATCCCCCACTTCTTTTACAGTTTTTCTTTTTTTAAATTGGGGATTACCTGATTGGTCATTAGCTAGTCTCGTAAATGTATTATCTAAAAAATTATTCCAACCTTGTAGATAATCTTTATAGGATACTGCTTCACTTGCTTTTACTTCTCCTGCTTTCATATCTACCCTGTCATAAACAGTTCTCTTAGCATCAGACATATCTACTCTTGATTCAATCCTTGCTCTTTTTTGAGCCATTGTCTCTCCACCACCCATTTCATTACTCACTTCTCCTGTAGCTTTCTGAAACAAATTAAATGCTGTTGTCATCGCCGTACTAAATCCTAATGTCATACTATATACTCCTTATATCTTTATGTTTGAAAATATCTTCATACCTAATTGACCAAGTAAACCATTCAGTTCATTCTTTGATTCTTGATTAAGTAGTTCCATTTCCGTTGTTCTTTCTAAAGCAGCAACTGCAATGTTGTGCGCCCTGTCTGATTCATTCTCTGAAGCTGTGTTAATCCACGATGCTTCATCTCTCCATTGTTGCCATAATGCAGATAGTCCAAAGTTAGATATGTTCAATAAATTCTGTGCATCTGTTTGATTAGCTGCATTAATAGATGCTGTATTGGCAGTATTAACACTCCTTCTCCAAGCTACATTAGATTGGTCTATTACTCTTTGGTTCTCTATATTAAATCTTTGTCTTTGGTCCTCTAGCTGTGAGTTAAACTGATTAATAGTAGCTTCTCTTTGTGCATTAGCTTCACCTACTGCTATAGCGTTGTTAGCATTTTGACCTGCTATTCTATTTTTTTCTGATGCAGAGAATTGATTCATAGCATCTGCTCTCTGGGAATTATTAGTATTAATTTGATTAGTTAGACTAGCAAAGAATTGGTCAGTCTGAGAATCACTTTGGGCATTAAACTGCAATGCAGCATTAGAAGCTGCTTGGTCTGATAACATTGTTTGTTGTCTTAGTTGGATGTTTGTTAGATTGGCTTGTTGATTATTAGATAAGTTAGCCATATCCATTTGTAGATAAGCATTAGCATTTGTTACTGCTGCTTGTTGTCTATTAGATAAGTTTGCAAATACTGCTTGTTTATAAAAGTCTGCATCTTGTTGTGCAATAGGTACAGAAGCTGTTAGTATACCTTGTGCTAAAGCTTCAGCAGCAATACTCGATGCTCCTAGGCCTCTTTGTTGCATAGCTGCATCTACTAATCTCTTAGCACCTGACGCAAATGCAGGTATTGGAGTACCCTCTGTTACTGATTTATTAATGGACTCAGATATATTAGCTAGTTGGCCCTGTACTGTAGCCTCTGGTGGTAAGGCAGTTAAATCTTCTTGGGCTGCTACCATTGGTTGTGTAACTGTACCCTGTGCTGCAGCCATTTGAGGAGTTGTTCCCCCTGCTACTGCTGAATAATTTGGTGCTGTTACAGGTGTTTGTGCTGCGATTGTTGATGCACTTCCTACCGCAGTAGGTGTAACAGTAGGTATAGCTGTTGCTGTCGGTGTAGCTGCAGTTACTGCTCCTGTTAATCCCGGTGTTGTTTGTTCTGTTGCTGCAGTACTTTGTTGTAATGCAATATTAGGTAAGGTAGCAGTACCTTGCGGTAATGTTGGTTGTCTTACAGTAGAGCCTACTTGTGCTTGTATAAATTCAGATGGGTCTGTTAATGTATTAGATGTTTGTGTATTTGTTGTTGTAGTTGGGGTAGTTATGTTAGCATCCATAAAAGATTTATAAGATGCCTCATCTCCAAATTGTTGTTTTTGTACATCCGTTAAGTCTGCGTATGATTTGTATGCCATTTTAGTCTTTTGCTCCTGCTATTAAATAACTTTCCATCCACATAATCTTTTCTTTAATTACTGCGATGTCTTGTTGCATTTGTGTTACATTATCTACTTTTGTTTCTAATGCTTTTACTTTTGTATTGAGAGTTCCATATATAATTCCTACAGTTAGTAACATAGGTACAAAACTTAATAAGAATTTTATATCTATTTTCATTACTTCATACCCGCCAAAGGATTGGCTAAAGTTTTTTGTATTACATCTGTAATCTTTGTTTCTAGTTCACTCATATCTTCCTTGATATCCTTAATTGCAATTTTAATATCTGCTTGATTTTCTCTTGAATCTTGTTTTTGATTTTGTTCTACATCTTCGATTATAGATTCAACTCTTCGTAAATCTGTACGAAGGTCATTTTTTAATTCATTTGCTACATCTGATATTAGCGAAACTTCGCTTAACAACATAGTCATTTCTTGCATAATCATATCTACTTCAGTTTGTAATACTTCTAATTTTGTTTCAAAGCCACTCAGGTCTGGGGCAGAATAATTCAACATGGTTTGCTTCATATCTTGGTAATCTTTGAACGCAACAAAGCCACCATACAGCGACCCTATAAGAGTTCCAAGAGCAAGTAAGATAGCAAAAACCTTACCTCCCTTAAATTTTAATCCGCCAAATTCAGCTTCCATTTGTTCTCCTCATTAGTATTGACTAT